ATACGACTACTTTGAAACTACGGTTAAAATAACTATTACACCTGAAACAAATCTTAAAAAATGAATAAAATTTATATTAGCGGTAAAATAACCGGAATAGATAACTACGCAGAATTATTTCAGAATGCAGAAGATTATCTTATTTCATTAGGTTATGAAGTGATTAATCCGGTAAAGTTAAATCACGAACATGACAAATCATGGGAAAGTTACATGAAAGAAGATATAAAAGCGTTATTGTATTGTGATGAAATTTATTTACTTGAAAATTACTACAAATCAAAAGGCGCAATGATTGAAAGAGCAATTGCAGTTGAATTAGGAATGAAAGTAATTTATCAGCCAGTCAGACCAACTTGTAAATATTAGACAATGAAGAAATACACTAAAGTTTATTTTGATTATTTCGATCTAACTATTGCTGATTTTGTACCGTGTGAAGTATGCGGTAAAAAAGCAGTAGATATTCATCATATATTAGCTAGATCAGAATACAAAGAACTTGAAAACGACATAGAAAATCTAATGGCTGTATGTCGTGAATGTCATATTGCTTTTGGAGATAAAGTAAAGCATTTACAATTCTTAAAAGGAATCCATGCAAATAAAATTAAACAATCTACCAAAAATTAGCCTTAATGAATGGTATGCCGGAAATCACTGGACAAAACGAAAAGCAATTAAGGATAAATACTATTGGCTCATTAAACAGCAATTTAAAGACGTTTTAAGCAAAGATAACGTTTATCATGTGTCTTATGAGTTCTATTTCAAATCAAAACCGCTAGACGCTTCAAATTGTGTTAGTATGGTTAAACTAATCGAGGATATTATCTTTGAAGATGACAATTACAAAATAATTGAAAGTATTACAATTGAATCAAAAAAAGCCGACAAAGATTGTGTGATAATCGAAATAATATTTTAACTTTACTTTCGATTTCTGAATTTGGTTTTTTCATGTTTAGGTTAGTTTAGGTTTTTAGTGATTTAAAGAATTGTAGCCGGAGCGATTCGGCTACTTTTAACAAAAAATATTTAACATGATTAAGGAAATAAGACACGATGTTTATACTCAGGCTGAATATGCTAAGAAAGTTGGAAAGACTAGGGCATGGGTAAATCAGCAGATAAAAGCCGGTAATATCAAGACGTTAACCATTAAAGGTGCTACTCTTGTAAAGGAGTAGTTTTTCATTTGTAAAAAATTTTAACATTGTAAAATATGGCACTATCGTATAGAGAACAAATGAATCATCCATTATGGATTCAAAAGAAATCTGAAATACTTCAAAGAGATAATTTTCAATGTCGTATTTGTGGAACTGACTTGCATAGGTTAGAAGTTCATCATTTATGCTACTTTCCTGATTTGTTGGCATGGGAATACGATGATGAATTAATTGTTTCAGTTTGCGGAAAACATCACGAACAACTTACTTATGAATTGCCAAAATTATCTGGCTTAATTGCATTTCAATGTTTGAAAGAAAATATTGATTTGGTTACAATTAATGAAATACTTTTAAAAGTAAAGTAATGGAACGACTCCTTTTTAAGTTTTATAAAAGCTATTTTGATGTTGCTTCAGAACTTTCAGACAAAGATAGACTTTTGTTTTATGATGCTTTAATGAATAAACAATTTAATGGTATTGAGCCTAAATTGATGGGAATGTCAAAATTTGCATATATATCTCAAAAACATAGCATTGACGCACAGGTTAAAGGATGGGAGGATAAAACAGGAATGCAATTAACACCCCCTAGTGTACCCCCTAGTGTACCCCCTTCAACAGAAGAAGAAGTAAAAGTAAAAGAGAAAGAAGAAGTAAAAAAGGAAAGTAAAAAAACATCTATTCCTGAATTTTCAGAATTTAAATTATATGCCTTAGAAAATCAACCACAAACAAATATTTTAAAATTAGAGCTAAAATATAAATCATGGGTTGAGTCAGGATGGATAGATGGTAATGGTAAAAAAATAGTAAATTGGAAATCAAAACTTTTAAATACATTGCCATATTTATTTGATGAAAAAAATAAACAAAGAGGTAGTAACGGAATTTTAGCATGACAAAATTATGAAATACCAATCTTCACAATCAAAAAGAGTTTACGATATTCAGTTTGATCTATCAAAAAAGGCTAGATATATTTGTCCTGAGTGTTCAGAACAGCGAAAAAATAAAAAGGCAAAAGATTTAGAATATTATCCAGATTCAGAAACAGCTTATTGCTTCCATTGTTCGACTACAATGTTTGTTTATAAGCCTTTTGAAACTCAGGTAATTTATACTAAACCTGAATGGAAAAACAAAACACAATTAACAGACAAAGCAGTAAAATATTTTGAAAGCAGAATGATAACTCAGGATGCTTTGGTTGAAATGAAGATTTATTCAGACATTGAATGGATGCCACAATTTCAAAAAGAAGTTGAAGTATTTTGTTTTCCTTATTTTAGAGCCGGAGAACTAATCAACATTAAATACAGAGGTGCAAAAAAATCATTTAAACTTGTTTCAAATGCTGAATTAATCTGGTATAACTTTGATTGTATTTTAGAAGCTACTGAGTTGATTATTTGTGAAGGAGAGATAGATGCACTTACTTTTATACAAAATGGCTTTAAAAACGTTATTTCAGTACCAAACGGAGCTAAAAGCAGAGCCGATTATCTTGATAATTCTATCCAACTATTTGAACGCATTGAAAAAATATATCTGGCTACTGATTGCGATACAGTTGGAATTGAACTAAAAGACGAATTAATAAGAAGATTTGGAGCTGAAAAATGTTATTCTGTTAATTTTAAAGGATGTAAGGATGCAAACGAATATTTTAATAAAGTTGGTGGATTTGAATTTAAAGATGTTTTAAAAGATTCAAAGCCTATTCCAATTGCTGGAAATGTTGAAGTATCAAGTTTATATAATCAGATTATAAATCTTTATGAAAATGGAATACAGAAAGGTAAAGTAATTAACATTGAAAATATTGATTCGTTTTGTACTTGGGAATTAGGCAGACTTTGTACCGTTACGGGAATTCCCTCATCGGGAAAATCTGAATTTGTAGACTTTTTGATCGCTAAATTAAATTTGTTGTACGGATGGAAAGCAGCATATTTTACACCAGAGAATTATCCTTTAGAATATCACTACGCAAAAATACATGAAAAGTTCAGCGGTTCAAAATTTAAGAAAGAAAACGACAAAACAGATTTTGAAAGCATTTATCAGCACATTAAAGACAATTTTTTCTACATAATGAACGAATCAGACTTAACCGTTGAATCAGTCATTAAATCGGCTAAATCATACGTTAAACAAAAAGGCATTAAAATACTTGTTGTTGATCCATTTAATAAACTTGATCATCAGTTAAGAAAAGGAGAAAATGAAACACAATACATTAGTAGATTTTTGGATATTTTAGTAAATTTTGCTAGATTTAATAATGTTTTGGTATTCTTAATTGCTCATCCAACTAAGATGCAAAAAGGCGAAATACCTACTCTTTATAATATTTCAGGTTCGGCACATTTTTATAATAAGACTGACTATGGTTTTGTTGTTCATCGTTTAAGGGATGAACGAAACGCAATGATTAATTCAGTAGAGGTACATTGGCAAAAGATCAAATTTAAACACTTAGGGACTCAGGGCGTATCTGAATTGGAATATAATTACAATAATGGTAGATTCGATCCTGATGGTGTTTTTGATAATACAGATTGGCTATGTACTAAACCGATTGAAGTAGATTTTTGGGATAATGTAAAACCGTCAGGACAATTTAAACCTAATGAATCATTTTACGAACAAGATAAATCAGAGCATATTCCATTTTAAAACAAGTAGATAGATTTTAACTTAAAACTAAAAATTATGAAAATTAAAATAGTCAAAATAAATAAAAACTGGTCAATAATATTTGATCAATTTGGATATGCTTTTGCTGGTCATTTGGTTTTAATTCCAACAGTAGGAATACATTTTATGAAAGGTTATTATCAAGTTACATTCTCATTTTTAAAAAAGTCATTTGATGTAACTTTATTTAATTCAAATAGAAGATTATTCAAATGAAACGCCAAATTTACTATGACTCTTATCAACGTTTCACTAATCGCATTCGAAAGCAATGGGATAAGAAAGGCATACGCTATAATTTAGGTAATTTACAGCTATTAAAATACAGTTGGCATACAAAGCTACTATACGCTAATATAAATCGTTTAAAACGCTCAAAAATCAATATTATCGACACACAACAAATAAAACTTAAAATATGAGAACACCGGAAGAAATAATTAAAGATAGAGAATATGAACTTATTGTTCAGATGCAAGAAACTGACAGACTTATAAAAGAATTGAATGAATGCCATAACAAAGCAGTTATTCAATGTTTTGAATCAGCAACGGCTTATATCACTCAGGAAAGTGTTAACGGAGGTAAGGTAGCAAAGGTAAATAGTGAATCAATACTTAAAAACTTAAAGAAATAATTATGGATGATAGAACTAAATTAGTAGAAATAGCAAAAATATATATTGATAATTCTATTTCAAGAAGTGAAAAAATATTAAAAATAAAAAATATTTGCGATATTGATATTTCATTAAATAAAAAGGAATACAAATATAATATTGATCAGATTAAAGTGTTAATCATGAATAAATCTGAATTAACTATTGAAGAAATAAACAGCTTAACTGGTAAAAATGGTATTTGGAGACAAATGGCGCATTATATGTCATGGAAACACACAGATCAATCGTTAAAGGCAATAGGTTCTTATTTTGGCAAAAAAGACCATAGTACAGTTCTCAATTCGGTTAAAGTAATTTCTAACTATTTGGAAACGGATAGGCAATTTAGAGAATTATATCAGGAATTTTTGAATAATTAAACGATAAACTTCTTGCACCGTTCAAATATTTCTAAACGATCTTTTAGATTTGTCAGACCTCCATTAATACGTCTGGTCAACAATTCAAAATTACCAGAATCAGCAATTTGATTTAAGTTCTTTGATTTCCAAAACCATAAAGAAGAAAGAACAGCATATTCAGGACTTTCTAATAATTCAGGTTCTTGAATAAAATCAATTCCGAAAGCATTTGAAAGTTTATCGTAATTTGATCTTCCGGTAATTTGAATGAGTCCACGACCTTTAAATCTGATACCGTCACCTTGTTCAATGTTTCCTAAGTCTTTACGTCCTTCGTATGATTGTCCGCTTGCAATTTCTTCTGAATAGTTTAATTGTCCGCTTTCATGCCCAATTTGGGCGAAATAAGACCATAAACGTATTGGTGTGGTTATTTCGTATTGATTCAGATATTTATTGAAATAAGGCAAATATTTGAGCCTATTTGATAACGTTGAGTAAGGATATATTTGTTTTAATATTTTATCAGTTATCATGCTGTATAACATTCGTTAATTATTTCTATTGTCAAAATTAAGCATTAATTTTGAGTTTATGAAATTTATACTTTAACGCAAATTAAATCATTAACAATAATAATTTAAAATTTAAAAACATGAAAAAATCATTTTTTGCAGCATGTGCTATCACTTTGTTTTTTGTTTTTGGATGTACTGATGCCAATGTAGAAAAAATGCTTAATAATTACGGCACTGAATTTACAGTTGAGATGTATTCAGGTGGTCAGTTAGTTAGAACATGGACAAGTAGCGGAAAGGTAAGTTCAGAGGCTCAGTCCGATGGTTATTATTTTAAAGATAAAGCTACCGGAAAACTTGTAGAGGTAGCTGGAGATGTTGTTATTACAGCAGTAAATTAAAATTCTATTGGTTTAACTTTAGGAATATTAAAACTAAAAAAGGGTACCCTAAATCAGGGTACCCTTTAATTTTTACCAAAAATGTTTTTACTTTTTTTGACTTCTCAGCCATCCAGTCAATAATTGAAAAATACTGTTCGATTTAACAGAAGGAATCAAAGCTAATCCTTCCGAAACTGCCAAAAGAATACCTAAAATAACAGTCCAATTTTCTGTAATTACTTGCATTTTATTTGATTTTATGCCTCGGTATTAGCCTCAGCGATTAATGTTTCAATCTTTGTAAACAACTTGCCTATAAAGCCATTAAATAGCATTAAAAAGCCTAAATAGATTTGACGTTCATAACTGCCTAAATTAAGATTGATCTTTTTATCTAAAATATCAGCGACATGATTAGAGAATGCCTGAACGTTTGAAGTTTCGATGTAACTTACAATTAGATCAATTTCAGCCTTTATTTCAGCATTTGGATTTTTACCTATGCAATTATCGTCTATGAAAGATATCATTGATTTAAACAACTTACGATCTCTTTTTTCGAGCAATGAACCGATTGTGATAATGCCTAGTACTTTTTTGCCTTTGAATATTTTATCGAAGTCAATTTTATCATCTAACAGTTTTGCAATTGCATTTTCAAGTCTGTTGCTTAAATATCCTTTGTCGCTCATTTTAGTTTTGATTTTAGTGAATAGTATAATTGAAATAGTTTGTATCTGTTTTTAGCCTGAAATAGCTTTAATAATGGTGCGAAATTAATCTTAATAAGTTGTAGTTTCACCGTTTTTGAGTCTTAATTATTTCATCAAGCTTTTGAATCATCATAGAGTGATCTTCTCTATTTTCTTTTCTTACTGTTTCCATTCTTTGATCCTGAATGTCATTCTGTTTGTCAACGTATTCGTATGGTGCTTTTCTAAGCTTTAAGTCTTCAATATCTTTTTTTATATTAGCGTCTGAATCTTTTATTCCTGTCGCCCAAAATATTAAAAACATACCGATTATTGTAAGGAAGAAATTTAAAACAATTTCCTTATATTTTTCTTTTAGCCATCCCATACGTCAAAAATATTATAGAGATTAGTACTAATCCACCAATTAAATATGATGAATTTATTGAATTAATGCATTTAGATTTAATTAGATTTCCTAAAGAATATACAGGTAATGGATATGTTACATTAGAAAAAGAAGTGTCTGTAAATGATGAAGATAGTAAAAAGCAAGAAATCAAATTAGTTAATAGACAATTAACTTTTGAAGAAGAAGTTGCGTTAACAAATATTGATGCAATGAAAAGTGAAATAACATCTATTCATAAGTTTGAAAATGCAGATAAGACTAATAAATCTTATGCGTTGCCAAAGGATAAGGAAAGCGTATTGCAAGATGATAGATTCTATACAATTATAATGTTGTCCCATTATTTATATGAATTAAGAAGACAAAATGTTGTTAATAAAAACAATGAAGATAATGACTTAAATAATTTTGCAAATTTTGTTCGCAAACTTAATGGTGCCAATAAGAACAATAACAATATAATTTCCCGTGTATTCCGATAGAAAGGATGGTGAACATGGTGATTATCTTAGTTATTTTATTTTTCGGTGTTTGTTTTATATTTAGGAGATAAATGAAAATACAAATTCATTTATAAGGAGAGAATAATAATGTATTTAATTTCTGAAGAAGATCAATTAAAACATAAATTATCAACAACCACAGTATTTTCATACAACTATGTTTGTAATTTCTTTTTAGATTGTAAACAAGATGAATTGTTATATGGAAAAGATTATCATTGGACTTTTGAACAAATAGAAAGATGTTTCGAATGTTATCCACATTATACACCATTTGAAATAAAGGAATTTATTAGACCGAGACCAAATAATCCTTCGGCAACATCAATAAATCTTTGATTCTATTCATAATAAGGAGATTAAAATGAACAAAATTACTAAATACAAAAATAAAATTATTAGAGAACAGGCTAAAAAACTAATTCATAAACTTCTAGAAGTATATGATGATCTACCAAATGATGTGAAAAGCGATGAAAACACAATAGAACTGTTCAACATAATTGACGAAATTGAATATATTTGTGATACGGATGAAGAATAAAATGACAGAATGGAATGATATAACCGCTTCACCAGAAATAGATGTGGAATCATTTTTTGGTAAAGAATATTTAAAATTATTCTTATAGATTTGAATTAATAAATATAAAGATTCTTCCCAACATTTATTATTTATTAAAAATCCATCTTCTTTTTTATTTAATTTTTCAATTTCTGGTTTATATAGTTTTAGTAAGTCTTCAATATCATAGTAAAAATTGTCATTAATTGTCATTTTATTAATCCTTATTATAAATACAATCAGGTTCAGAACACTTTATGTAAGTTGTAAAACCCATCCAAGTTTGTCTTCCACCGTAACTTAGAACATGAAATCTTGCGCCGTCACAAGAAACATGCTTTATCCATTTCTCGCCTTCTTTGATGATTTCTCTGGGAATAAGTATATATTTACCTTTGTGATTATCTTGTAAATAAATTGTTGGGAACATATTTAACTCCTGTTTTCATTTAAAAACTTTTCGATAATTTGAACTGCATCTTCTAACTTCTTTATTTTTCTTAAATCTATTTCTAAATAGTAATCATTTTTCTCAGCATATTCTTTTTTAATTAAATCTAAATGTTTGCGATATTCAAAAGCCTCTTGTGTTTTATAAAAATATTTTGTATAAATATAGTGTTGATGCCCATGAATTTCGATGAAAAATCCTTTTTCAATATAAATATCAAATGGTAAATAATATCCAGTTTTAGGATTTTTAAATATTTTGTATTCTGGTATAGCGTTATAATGATAGCGAAAATAATTCTTTAATTCTGTAGCTATACTAGATTCAAAAGCATTATTCAAGCCTCCCATATAAATAACATAGTTTTCACTGATTTTGAAAAAATCTACTGCTTCTTTCTTTATTATTTTACCACGAGAAATTACAAATGGCTTAACATATATTAAAAAGCCTTTCT